CCTGTTCTGCCAGATAAAATGCAAAAGTGCCGACATTGACCACAGATTGCCTTGCTATTGTCCCCCGACTTAATTCTACCTCTTGAAACTCGAAAACTAGCGGTGCGCCAACATATGTAACCCTGTAAACACTATCACGCATGAACACAGCCCCATCAGCACCACCAACTGCCCCTGTGATCGCTTGCACACTTAATCCATTGGGCAAGTCCTGTCTGTCACTTTGCTTCTGCGCTGCATCACTACTGCCAATTGTAGGCCAATCTGTGGGGTTGTTAATTGCACACCAATGCACCCTGTTAGGCACAACGCCATCTGTTGCATCATCTATGTTGCCAAAAATAACAGAATTGCCGATAACATTACAGACTTTGGCTTGCGGTGGGCTTCCAGCTAAATCAGCAAAATCACTTGACGTTCCCATTACATAGCTCTGCGGAGCGTCCGTGTGACCATTTACTGCGATTACTCTATTTCCATATTGCACAAAGTCCCAATGGTCATTTGTAGCGCAAGTATAAGCGTTTGTTGATTTGGATATTTCAGCAAAGGCGGCTGTGCCTAATAGAAACAGGTTTTGATTGTCTCCACAGAACGTGTGCTGTGTGCCATCTGACTCTTGCATGGACGCTGCCCCTTGTATCCTATTGGACAACGCATCAATAACAGCCGATAGGTCACGCAGGGGTGCATAGCTTTTATTGGTAAGGGGTATGCAGTTTTTGGCATCTGTCGCACCAGCGTTTGTGTAGTCAGATTGATCGGGTAAGAACTCGCCAAATTGCAACATTAGAAGCCTCTGTTAATATCAAATCTGCCTGTGCGTACTAATGCGCTATCTAGTCGCATAGTGGCATTTCTGCGTGTTCTGTTATCCAATCTGTTTAAATCGTCTATGGCAGTAGCTAGGCCATCAGCCCACAATGACAAGTCTTGCAAATTCTTAATATATGCTTTTGCTTCTACCAATGTAGCATACAAGTAAGCGTCAGGGGCATTAGTTAAGAGCCAGTTACTGCTATCGCTTGCCACATCCCAACGCTGAAAGTAATTCAATAAAATGCTGTAACTTTGGTCAGCAACCAATTCGAATATCATAGTGCCGTTTGTTGTAGCGTATAAATATGGGCGGCCTTTTGTCGTGTCTGTTGTTCTTTGCGAGTTTAAATTTCGTATGTTTTGTGGTTGGATGTTGCGCTTGTCATCAGCATAAATAGCGTCAATTGTTTCTATCCAATCACTAGGCAAACTAACGCTTGAAGCGTCGGCACTTAATGTTAAGGTTGCAACTGCTTCCTGTTGCAAAACTCGCAACTTTCTATTTAATCTGGCTTCACCTAATTGGACAAAGTTAGAGATAACAGTGTCCGACAAATCAGACCTATGCAGGTAGTCAATAACTGTTGTTTTTAAACTATCATAGTCTGTAATTGCCATTACTTTTTAGCTTTCTTTTTTGCCGTTGTTTTCTTAACTGTTTTTGTTTTCTTTTCTGTTGTGTTGCGTGGCGTGTCATCTAATCGCCATTGTGGAATTGATTTGCCTGGGTCTTCAGCAAATGCCACACGTTGCACTGTCCCATCTTCTAAATCACGAATATAAAATTTCATAACTAAGCCCTTTTTTTAATAATGCCACTTAAAGTTTTAGCCTGTCTTTTGTGTGACTGTGACGCTTTCTTTAAACTTTTTACAACTTTTTTAATCTTTTTTGCGTTGCGTTTTGTAACCATCAAAAGTTCCTACGTTAAAGATTTGTGGGTGGCAGATTGTCCACCACCCACATTTCCTTTTTTAGTTGTTAGCGTAACGAACAGCCAACTCAGGGCGAATTAGCTTGTAACCATACAGAACATCTATCCGACAAGGAAATTTGTCGTTGTTGATGTCGTAGTCACGAACAATCCGCATTGAGATACCATCGAGGTTGTTGCGTGCGCTCATGTCAACGCCACTTGGCATTACAAGATCGGCAGTTGCAAACGCAACAGCATCTTTGTGATAACCTAGTGAGATGTTGTGAACGGCACTTGCACCACCAACTTTAGTGATTGCACCAGTAGCCGTTGGTGCAGCAGAGCAATTTTTCAATGCGCCTGTGATAACAATGCTAGGACTAATGGCTACAGTTGTAGCGGATGCAGACATAGCAGCAGTTACAACAAACTGTTTTAAGTTTCCTGTGTCAGCCTTTGTCTCTGGGTGAACGCTATTGCAACCAGCAAAAGTAATAATATCGCCAACTACAAATGTACCACTACCATTGCTTGAGTGCGTGATAGATGCACCAGTTTGGTCAGCACCATTAACTTTGTGATCGCCTGTGCCATCGTCAGAGCCTGTGGTCAGTGTGGGCCACAAGGTGTTCTCATAGATGCCATCAAAGCCAGCAAATGGGCCAGCTAGACGTCCCTTCTTATAGTTGCTTGACAAGCCATCTTGTGCATTAAACAACCCTTTAAGAGCGTCAACCAAGTCAACATTGTCCTGAGTTGCCATGTTTAGGCAACGATCAGTGTATGGTGCGAGGTTGTCAGTTAAAGTTTTGTTACCAGCTAACGCCTTTGCAAATGTAAAGGCACTGCCAACATTATCAACTTGGTTTGGAACATCCAACACCACGTTCATAACATCCGCTTCAATGTTAGCTGCAAGCACACTCATGGCTGGCTTAAGAATACGATCAGAAAAGCTATCAATATCCATTGTTAGTTCTTCAGATGTAAAATTAACGTCCACACCTTTTTGAGTGCTTACCTGTAGGGTGGTGCTTTGCTCTGTTGTGTCTTGAGTACTAAGAGCAGCGCCACTTCTTACAGTGTATTGGTTTGGAAGACGTATACGCAAGCTATCGCCAATCTTGGCTCCAGATTTTGCATAACTGTCATCATACTGTCGGTTAATCGTACCAACAAAGTTTAGTTCTTGATGCAGGATCATCAACGCTTCGTTGGTGATCTGATCGATAGTTAGGTTTGTATTAGCCATAATTTAGCCCTTTGCTTTCCTTTTTTGTGCCAGCCGTAGTTCCCTATAGGCAACTGGGTCAGTCACGTTTGAGAGTGTTTTAGGCGCAGACTGTCGTTTTGGCTTTAGATTTTTAGATGGTTTTACTTGCACGATCTTTTTATCCTTAGACTTAACGGCTGCCTTAACCTGGTTTTCTGTCTTGTAACCAATTTGGGCTAATCTGAGGATGTTAATTTCTGGGTACGTTACAGCGTTAGAAACCATATTAGCTGGCAAACCCATATCAACCGCAAACTTGCCTAAATCAGACTTCATTTCATCGCCCCAACCTGTAACTTCCTTGGCGAGTTTGGCGTCTGTTCTTTCCGCAACTCGCACCATATTTTGATGCTGTGCTTCCTGACGCTGTTGCTCACCTTGCTGGATAGCTCCTACAAGTTGACCACGCTGTGCCTGAAGTTGCTGTTGTTGGTGTTGCAACTTGTTGGCTGAAGTTATGTCTGCATCAAAAGCTGCGTTCCAATCATAAGCCTCAAAACTTTTTAACTGCTGATCTATAGCAGCTAAATTAGCCATTTGCTCTGACTGTGCCTTTGTTGCTTCCATATACTGTGTAAAGTCTGCTTTTTCGGCTTCGTAGTTCCTACGCTCATCAGCGAGCGATTGGGTCTTTTCGGTGTAATCTTTTGTTGCCATCACAGCGTCTTTTAGCCGTTTAGGTACTGCATACACCTCGCCATCATATTCAACTTCCACAGTTTCAGAATTAGAACCCAGTTCGGGCTGCTCGTCTTCTGTCTCCGATTCTTCACCTTCTTCGGCTTCTTCGGGTTCTTCGTTGTCGCTGTCTTCAGCAACACTCTCAGAATCTTGGTCTTCAGCTTCGGGCTGGTCTGTTAAGACTTCTTCGGCTTCGGCTGTGGACGTTTCTGCTACGCTACCCACTTCGTCATCTATAATCATATCTTTGCTCTCCACGATAATCAAACAGAAATTACAACACCATGCTGTAATCTACTCTGTGCAATTACTCTGCTGGCGATACCTCTATTTCATTAACAGTTACATCAACGTCTGTTTTGCCTGTCATCTTTACAGTGGCATCCATGTCAGCTTTGTACTTTTCCAAGTTTAACTTATCACGTTCAATCTCTAACTTTTCACGCTCTATATCCAACTTGTCTGTCGCTATCTGCGCCTCTTGCGTTAGCGCAACCTCTTTCATGGCGTTGTCCATTTGCTTGACCATGATGGGCGTGTTGTTGGGGCTATCTTCTCGCATGGCTTCTGCTGCCTTGATGTCAGCCTCTTTGTTTTTGATCTCAGCTTCCATGCGCTTTGTTTCAGCTTGCATATAGTCAATGTCAACTTTACGGCTGTCAATAACCAGCTTTTCACGATCAACTTGTATTGCAGCTTGCTTGCCTTCACGATCAGCCATTAATTGATTTATAACCTGTTCCATACCTTGCATCTGCTGACCCATCTGCGCTAGGCGTGGATCATCTTGCTCGTCTATAACCCCTGGGGGTAACAAAGACTTCAAACGCTTGGCGAAAATGTCAGCGTTAGGCCAATCCATCGCATTAACAACAAGATCACCAGTAACACTTGCGGCCTGTGGGAAGGCTTGCAACAGCGCAATCATGCTTTCCCTTGCTTCCTCTCGTTGCGTTGTGTAGCTGGGGCCAGCCTTAACTGTAACGTCATACTTGCCAACAGTGAGGTCATAAATAGCGTCCATAGCCTCACGTTGCTCCATCATTTCGCCTTGCAGCATTTCTTGTTCTTTTGTTAATTGCTGGTTTACAGCAACAGTTTGCGGCACACCATCCTCGCCCAATACACGCATCATTCTAGGCTTGCTGTATATCATAGGCATCAGGTCAACTATTATAATCCCTGCGTGTCTGATGGCTCTAGCCATATTATCAATGAAATGATAGGTGCTTGTGTCGCTCTCACGGACACGTTTGCCAATTGCAACACCACTTATTTCGTTAGACTGCGCCCCCATACTTGCATCATGCAAGCCCATAACTGATTTCATATCGTCACTAGCATTTAGAGCCTCTTGCAATGCCCCTGCTGGTGGGCCAGCAAATGGTTGGCGTTGTGGTGGCACATCACCATCATATTCCAAGTAAGAATAAGTCTCTGTGTTTGCATTTTGCCAACGATCAAGGTCAGTATCAAATGACCCAGACGGCCCAATCCAAGGGGTCTTGGGAGCCATTGCAACTAGCTCTGTCGTAGTTGTGCGCCAGTAGTTGTAAATAGATTGTGCGTCTTTGGCAAAATGAATAAGGCTGAAAAAATGCCTTTCGCCATCTATAAATACTTCCTCGCCATATAAAGGCACAATGGGGATGAACTTACCAGGCCACTCGTTTGTCTCCAAGACTTGCTGACCATTCATAATGTACTGCGTAACCTTGTGGCTAGTCGTGGCCCTTGTGTTTAATAACTCTATGCCAGCCGCAGCATATTCGCTTTCCAATTGGGTGTATGTTTCTTCGCTTACAACATCGCCAGATGACATCAGATAAATTGTTTTGTTGACAGGCTCACGCACCCAATACTCAGCAACCCTTACTTGATCCTTGTCATACCATGCTTGGTCATTGTTTTCTAAATGTGTGGGTGACCAGTTAATTGCGTCAGCTTCTGGGTACTGATCCTCAAACTCGTCTTTGGGCATCATCTCTGTTACGAAACAGTAATTCCAATCACTACTATCCGCACAAGTCGATGCTGCGTCTGGGTATATTGTCAAAGGGTTTAAGATGCGATTGATGCGAATGTCCATGTCAAAGGTATCGTCATCAGCATAATCAAGGTCAATACGAAAATAACCAAAGCCCCCACTCGTTGCACAGTCTATAGCGGTGTCATACGCCAAGTCTGCTTTTGATACTTGCTCAATGTTGCGAATAATGCCGTTAATTACTTCTGCTGTTTCTGGGTCTGCCTTGTCATCAAATGGGTGTACTTTAATGGATGGTTTGTTTTGCCTAGCATCATTGACCACCTGTCTGATAAAGCTCGGCATCCTGTTCACGGTCAAGCTAGGGCGGCCTTGGTTCTTCCTCGCCTCTATATCATCAGCGTTCCATTGCTCACCCATGCGCCCAAATTTAACGTCCTTTTCATAACGTGTTTGGTTCGCCTCAAAAGCGTCAACAGATTGTGAAAACTGTTCTTTGGCGGCCTCTAATAATTCTTCGTCTTCTGTTGCCATGTAATGCCCATCCATTAATTCGCAAACAAACTATCACTAAATATTTAGCTTGACAATCACTTAACCCATCCAACCAGTTGCTTTTGGTTTGCCTAGTTTCTTTTTTGGCCTTTTGATTATCGATGGAAATAGCTCTGTAAACAGCCAAACCATTGCGTCACAGCGGTCTGGACTGCCATCACCCTCATAGCCAGCAGTTGTCATGCGACACATTTGCGCCTCTAATTCGGGGTAACTTCCAATGTGACTTACTTGGTTGGTAGCGTACAATGCACTTATTGGCTCTGCCCTAACGTGCTTGCCCCTTGTTGCCGTCACCTCAACTATCTTTATTTGTGGCCTAACTGTTTTAATTGTGTGGCGCACCATGTCACCGCCTTGGTTACGCTCAACCACAATAGCGTCTGCCTCGTACTTGTCATAAGTTGCCACGGCTCGTTCTGCCCATTGTTGTGGACTGCCATTCATGGATACATCGTCTATAATGTAGCCCCTGTTGTCCTCGCCAATGCCACCACAGATTATGCCATGCTCGTCACTATGGTCTGTGTTGCTAATGGCTGGGTCAACGCTTACTAGTATCCTTTTGAGTGGCGGTATCTCATGCCGTCTATTCTCATGTATGTTTGCCATGTTCCAGATAGCACCAACAGCTTGAGGCGCATATTCGCCCAACCAAATATGTGCAAATCTATCAGGGCTGTTCTTCCTGTCCATTTGCATTTCTTCAACCATCTCATGTGGCAAGAACTCGTTATCCTCATAAGTAACCTTGCGGATGATTGCATTATCAGGCGGTGACAAGCCCCTAAAGAATTTGTCTACAGGGTCAGAGGCGTGGTGAGGGTTCCAGCTAAACCATAGCTCTGAGCTTGGCGCACGAATGGTTGGGCGTATTAGCTCTAATGATCTAGCACTAAACACACTAGCTTCCTCAACCCAACAGACGCTGTAATTCTCATAAGATTTAACACTCTCGCTGTTTTGCTGGTTCATGCCTGTAAAACTTATCACACCGCCCCCAGGTGTTCCTATTTCGTCATGCTTGATATTAAACTTAGCACCATAGCCCATAACATTGATTTTATCCTCCAGTAATCGTTTCGCACTTTCTTTCAATGATTTTTGCACTTCACGAACACACAGCCCACGAAAGCCTGTGTTCATAGCAGCGTTGGCAATCATGCACTCTGCAAAAAAATGAGACTTCGCACTAGCCCTGCCCCCATATAACGCTTTGTAACGACTTGGCACAAAGAAGTCATCAAAGACGCTAGATGCTGCCCCTACTGCGTAGGCTTCTTGCCCCATAACAATATCGGTCCTCCGTCCTGTCCGCTATGCTCCTGTATGGTTGTTTCTTTCCATCCCATTTGCGTCTTAGCCCAGAAAATAGCTGCTGTTGTATCGCCATTGACAGCCTTGTTAAACAACGTGCCACCTATCTTGGCATTAGCTTTAATCTTAGCTGTATCAAGCTCCCTGCGGAAATGCTTGCGTAAAGTCTTGTCATCAATGCCATCACGTATAATCTTGCAGATGCTTTCTTGAGGAATACCAACAGCCGTCATTTGATCCACCAACCTACGCTCATCATCGGTTGGTTTGAATGATGGCTTAGTTACCATTGTTTTACCTTTGTTTGTGCGTTTTGTTTTCATTTTCTTTTATAGTGGGGAATTTCTATTTTATTATTACCAATATATCTATAACTTGCCGTTAATCTTTCATTAGCAATTGAATTTTTTAAAACACCTTTGTTTGACGTTTTCCCAACTCTGCTTGGTCTTCTAGTCATTACCCAAAGTTTGTTTTTTTTTAAAGCTCCTATTAATGCTGGTGTAGACGTTACTAATAAAAATTTATAGTTTTGTTCTAAATATATATTACCTATTTCCTCTAATAATTTACTACCTATTCCTATTCCTTGATAATCTGGTTTAACCACAAGTCTATGAACTCTTTTCATATTCTTTACTACAGGATGAGTAAAGTGCAAAACACTACACCAAGCTATCGGCATATTATTAATTTCTGCCACATATATATGTGCAGAATTATTATGTTTTGCGCTTAAATAGTGAAAGTTTTTAAACTCTGCCCATTCTTTTGATGTTCCTTTTCTAATGTTGACTGTGATGTTTGGTCTCCGAAGTCTCCCCCAAGTAAATGACATTTCATTTACATTGTATAGCCAATCTGGCTCTAACCATTCTACGATGTCATTGTGACAGCTAACAGCAATAAATTGTTTTTTGTTTTTTCTTATAAATTTTTGTATAGCTGCACATCCAATTTTTGCAACCTGTCTGTCCACAACACTTGTAAATTCATCGTATATAACAGGCGTTGTGCTTTCTAAAATTAATCTTGCTAGTTCCGCTCTCATTTTTTGACCAGTTGATAATATATTAAAAGGCTTTAACCAATCTGGTGGAGATGAAAACCCTATTTTGCTTAATGCTTCTGTAATTTCTTTAGGTGTAAAGTTTTTGTGAAAAGCATCTATAATAGATTTATTACCCCAATCAAAACCTTCAAAATATTTGTAGTGTTTGAAAACTTTTTTTGCAATTGTGGTTTTGCCTGTGCCAGATGATCCTATAATTAAACCTATATTCCACAATTTATTTTCAATTGGAATTTCAACGTCAAAATTTTTTGTTATTTTTTGAACATTGACATCAAACATTCCTTTAACTTTTGCAGTTCTAAAAGTATTTTCAATTGAGTTTTCAACTATAAACTTTGCACTCGGCATTTTAATCCCATTTCAATTAAATTTGTAAATGTGTTTTCTTGTGCATTTTCATTTTCACACTCTACAATAATATTGAATTTTTCTTCATAATTTTGCTCTATTAAATTTTCTGATTCTGTTTGATTTTGTGAAAAAATAATAGTTAATTCTCCTTTATCAAAACCTAACAACGATAAATCAAATCCCTCGTCTTTAAGATCACCCATTTCTAGGCTTAATAGCTCCATATCCCAACCAGCATTTAAAGCAAGTTTGTTGTCTGCAATGATGTAGGCTTTGCGCTGGCTATCACTTAAATGCGCCAGTTCAATTGTCGGCACTTCTTTTAAACCTAGCTTACGAGCAGCCAATGTTCTGCCATGCCCTGCAATTATGCCGTTATCACCATCCAATAATACAGGGTTGTTAAATCCAAACTCTTTTATGCTGGCGGCTATTTGTGCCACTTGCTCTTCGCTGTGCGTTCTTGAGTTGCTGGCGTATGGTATCAATTCATCAATGTTTGTTTGTTCAACTTTCATCGACAAAGTATCCATCTCTAATATCCTTTAAATATCCAGCCGCCTCGTATTTAATTATATCGCTATGCAAGTTGGGCAGAAATTTCATGTGTTTGTATTTTTCATAACTGCCATTTTTCCATGCTGGTATTATCTTAGTTCCAATATCATAGTCCCAACCTACATCATTACCACTTCGCAGATGCACCTCAATGATCTTATCCTCAATTGTTTCGACATTCAACATCTCTGTTGTGACGTTATGCAACCAATCTGGCAGTTCAATATCTGGCTTGGCTACTTCCCACTCAATAAACTTTGTTAAATTATCTGTGTTTTCGTGCTTGCCTACCATAGCATGAAAGGCCACCCACTCATTGCCCTCTTTAATAAAATCAACGCTTTGGTGCTTGCCCTCAAACCACTCACACCAGAAATACCCTGGGGGTATATGCTTGTGGTTTATTAAATCTTCTGCATCCTTGTAACGATCAAAATATTTTTTGACTGCACCTATGCCCATGCCATACAGGTTGTAAACAGGGCGTACAATATAATCACCTGTCCTTTTTACAGGAACACAAGCTGGGCCAGCCTCATAGCCTAACTCTAAGGCAAGCTCCAACTTGTTATATATCCAGCGATATTGTGGGTAAATTTCCCACGCTTGATAATCTTCCTCAACCATTAAAAAGGTATGCGGTCATCAGTTGACGCATCCCTCTGTGCAACACCATTCTTTTCAAATGGTGGCATCATTGAGATAAAAACCTCAACCTGACCATTGTCGTTTACTTGTGGCAAGGGTAACGCTTCTAACTGTATGTTGAAGCCTGTACCATTCTTTTGCGGAAATGCCACACCTACTTTAGTCCAGAAAACTTTTCCATCTTTACCCTTGCGAGGTGTCTTCAACTCATAACGATCTGTCATCTTATTCTCCTGTTTTAATTATTGCGTTTATACTTAAATTGTTCTTTTTTTGCATCTTCTAACAGTTGTTCATCTGTCATCTTGTTCGGATTTTTAACCTCATAAGGTTTTCTTTCTCGCAACAATGGGGTGGTGTTCTTCCATTGGTTTGTTACCTTATCATACGGCATCTATTGCATCCTTTAATCTCAATCTACTTCTGCCCCAATATTCAAGCTCGTCATACAACTCAGCCCATGCTGGGAAAAACTTGCTATCCCTTGCAGCATTTGCCAGCACATACTTCACAACGTCAGCAGGGTAATCAGCCAGCTTG